CGGGCCCGGCTCCTGCGGCGTGTTGGCGGTGACCGCCGCCGCGAGGCCGTCGCTGTCGGCCTTCAGCTTGGTCACGAGGTCGAGGATCGCTTGCACGTTCCCTTCCTGCGCCAGCGCGGCGATCTGGTCGGCCAGCCCGTTGATGAGCGCGATGGCCGACTCGTCCACCGTCGTGTTGCGCGCGACTTCCGCCGAGAGCGCGTCCAGCGCTTCTTGCATCGTTGCCATGTTGTCGGTTCCTTGCTTGATGAGGGCCGTCAGAAGATCTTCGATGCGGGCGAGTCGGCCTTCGTCCTCGTCGCGCAGGATGTGGTGGTGCAGGTGAATGTCGATGCTCATGGGGCCAGCACCGCTCGCACCGGGTAGTAGTCCGGCCGGAACACTCCGGCGACAGCAGGATCGTAAAGCCGAACGTCAAGCAGGTGCTCCGCCCCGTCGCGCGCGGCAACAGGCAGCACGAACGTTGCCTTGCCGTCTGCAACAGTCTTGGCTCCTTGATACCACGGTGAGACATCGCGCGAGTCGATCAGCAGCTCCACCTTGGTGAAACGCGGCGCGACCTCGACCGTCACCGTGCCCATGACGTAGCTGACGCGCCCGTAGGTGAACGTTGGCGTCGGCGTTGGCGCGGGAGGTTGCACGACCGGCGGCGGCACGCCGCTCGGGATCGTAAACGACCAGCGGTTCAGTGCCGTCGCGTTGTCGAGCGGGCCGATCAGCGTCGTGCCCTGCATCGCGCGGGCGTATACGCGGTGCACCTTGCCGTCCTGCCACTTGACGGGGACGCACCACGCCCACGACTTCGGGTAGCCTGTCATCGTCGCGGTAGGCGTCACACTGACCGGGGCAGTGCCGTCCACCGTGAGGTCAACTCGCGTGGCTTTCTCTACCACCCATCCGGCGACGTACACGCCACCGTCGCATCCGGGGTTCATGGAGAGGCCGACGACTACGCCGGTACGCATTCCGGCGGGCGCTTGCGGCAGCATCGACGCGACCACCCGCTTGAGGTAGTCGAGGCTCTGCTGACGCACGATAGCGTCGGCTTTGGGGGCGGGCACCGTTTCGGACCCGTAGACGGCATCGCGGGCCTGCGGGCCGGTCAGCGGGACCGACGGGATCGCCTGCGCGAACGCCGCCGCGATGCCCCACAGGATCAGCGCCCACAGCGCGATCGCCAGCGGCAGCGCAACCATCAGCCCGCGCAGTGCGCCGTGGCCCGGCTCGTCGTAGAAGCCGTCGTCGTCGCCGTCGATCAACTCGCCCGGCACGTGGCCGACCTGCTCGGCGCGCGCGTGCCAGACGGGCGGCGCGTCGCCGCGCCGCAGCGTCTCGGTCATGCGTTAGCCGTTGAGCGACAGCGTGGTCTGGCCGGACGTCGCCGTGAACGTGCCCTGGGCGCCGTAGGTCTCCTCGACGATGATCGAGACCACGCAGTCCGCGCCTGGCTGGCCGGTGAGGTCGATCGCTGCACCGCCGGCGGTGGTCGAGACCTCGAAGTGGTCCGGGTCGGCCGAAGTGGGCGTCCTTACGAAGTACACCGTGCCGGCGGTGAGGCCGGTGGGCGGCGTCCCGCCGTAGAACACGATCTTCTGGTCGGCGGAGTAGCCGTGGCCTTCGCAGAGGATGCGGTTGTTGGTGACGTCGACCTGGAATTCCTTCGGCGATCCGCCGTTCGGCGCGCAGGCGCGCATCGACCCGGCCGTGACCGCCGTCCAGTAGCCGATCCAGCGCACCGTCGTGCCGGACGCGACGTCGAACACCGGCGCGGTGGACGTGGCGCGCGAACCGCCCGAGGCGGCGGCGAAGGTCACGGACTTGCGGGCATAGGCGGGCGAGCCGCCGGAGCACTCGTTGGTGCCAGACTCGCCCGGGTAGGCCGTGTGCAGGCCCAGATAGGCGACGTCCGAAGAGTCAAGCAGTTGATTGCGGCCGTTGGCGGTGAGCATGTATCAGTCCTTACGGTAGACGCTGGTAGAAACGAGCGGCGCGGAGTGCAAACCCCGCGCCGCAGCGCTCCTTTCGCGATCGACTAGGTCGCGGAGTTGGCGTAGTACTTGACCGCCGCCGAGTCGAGCAGATTGCCGCCCGCGCGCAGCCAGGCGAGGAAGCCGACCTGGCCGAGCTTGGTGTACGCGCTGTCCGTGAAGCGGAACAGCGACAGCGCCATCACGTCGCGGATCACGTACTTCGAGAAGTCGCCGAACAGGATCGACTTCGCGCTGGCGGCCATCGCCGCCACGTCCTGGTTGATGACGACGCGGTAGCCCAGCAGCGTGTCGGGCATCGCGCGGCCGAGGCCGTCCCATCCCGGGATGTAGATCGGGCGGTTCTGGCTGTCCTTCAGCTTGCGGATGATGCCCATCGAGGCGTCGCGCATCATGAACACGCAGTTGCCGGACGCGCGGTAGGCCGGGTCGACCGAGTGCACCAGGTCGATGAGGTCGTCAGCGATGACCGTTGCGGTCTGGCCGTTGGCGCCGACCTTGCCTGACGATGCCCCAGTGACCACGCCGCGGGGCTGGCCGCTGCCGGTGCCCGTGGTGAAGTGCGTGTTGGTGATGCGGCCCAGCCGCTCGATCAGGCGCTGGCGGATGAAGCCTTCCATGTCCACCGCCGTGTCCTGCAGCAGTTCGTACGGCACCGCCACGATCTTCGAGCTGTACTTGTACGGCGTGATGGTGACCACGCCGAAGGTCGGGTCCGCGCCGGTCGCGGTCGTGTTCTGCGCGATCAGCTCGCCGGTTTCCGACGTGCCGTCGGAGGTCGGGAAGTTCATGTCGCCGAAGCCTTCCGTCGCGATGACGTTGGACACCGAGCGCATGCCGCCGAACGCCTTCAGCGAGTCGACGATCTGCCGCGACACTTCCACCGGGACGGTGTAGCCGCCTTCCGAGTTGGTCGTCGTCGACATGGTCGCGCGGATGTCGGCCCACTCGTTGGCGGTGAGCGCGTTGTCGCCGCCGCGCAGCCACTTGTGGAACAGCGCGCGCGGGTCGACCTTGCGGCCGCTGGCGTCCTGCGTCACCTTCGCGGTGCGCTCGGCGGCGACTTCGAGGCCGAGGCGCTCGTCGGCATCGATTTCGCGCTTGATCTCGGCGTCGACGGACTCGATCTTCGCCATGAAGTCGTCGTACTTCGCCTGGCACTCGGCGTTCCACTTGTCGCCGGGGTTATTGTTGAGCAGGTCGCGGGTTTCCTTGGCGAGGGCGTTACGGCGCTCCCGCAGAGCTTGGACGTTCATGCTGTCTCCATCGGTAGATTCATGAAAAAAACCGCCCAAAGGCGGCTTTCTGGTGCGCGGGAGCGCGCTACGCAGCCTTCTCCTCGATCACGCGGAATAGCCGCTCCGCGTGCCCGTGGTTGCTCTTGCTGGCCGTTGGCGCCGGAGCGTCGGCTTTCGCCGGGGCCGGCGCCTTGGGCGCGTGGTTGTAGACCGCCAGATCCCACGACGCCTTCGGCGCCGCCTCGTACAGGCGATCTGCGAATCCGTTGGCGACGGCCTCGGCCCCTGTGAACCACGTTTCTGCGGCCATCCACTCGCGGATGGTCGCGACAGGTTGCTTGGTCCGTTGCGCGTAGGTCTCGGCCAGCGTGCCGTCGACCTTTTCAAGGATCGCCGCCGTGTCCATCAGTTCGTTGGCGTTGCCGTAGGCCACCGTCCAGGCGTTGTGGATCATGTAGAAGCCGCCGCTCGCGATCTCGATCTCGTCCGCGGCGACGGCAACGATCGAAGCCGCTGAGGCCGCGTAGCCGTCGATGTGCGCGACGACGCGCGCTGGGTGCGCGCGGATGGCCGACTCGATCGCCCTGGCCGCGAACACGTCGCCGCCCGGCGAGTTGATGCGCAGGTGGAGGGTACTCGCGGTGATGGCGTTCAGCGCCTTGACGAACGACTCCGGCGCCACGCCGCCCAACCACTCCGCCGTCAGTTCATCGGAGACGATCACGTCGTACAGGTAGACCGTCGCCTCGTCGGCGTTGGCGCTTACGTCGAAGCGACGCGGGGCTGCGCGGTTACGCGCGAGCAGCTGCAGCAGGTTGCGATTGCCCATTGCTGGCCTTCCATTCCGTCAAGGTATCGCCGCCGTCCACCGGCGGCAGGTTTTCTAGGCGGCGCACCTCGTTCGTGCTCATCCAGGCCGGGCCCGCGCTGCCGCCCAGGGCCGACCTGTAGAACTCGCTGCGGGTCTTGGCATCGCCACGCAGCAGCCCCTCCACCGCGAACTCGGCGAAATAGCCGGTATCACGCCGCCAGAACTTGCGGTTGATCTCCTGCTCGAACTTGGTCAGGTGTCGCTGCAACGTGTACTTGACGAAACCGATCGACATCTGTTCGACGCCAGCTCCCCAGCTTGTCGTCTTCTCCGTGTGCCCGATCATGAACGGCGGCACGCCGAACACCCGCGCGATGTCCTCGACCTGGAACTGGCGCGTTTCGATCAGCTGCGTGTCCTCGGCCGACATCGTCAACTGCTTGACGTCCATGCCGCCAGTGAGCACCGCCGGAAGGTGCGACTTCGAGGCACCACCGTAGCGGTCCGACCAGGATGCGCGCAGGTTCGCCAGCTGATCCGGCGTCGGCGAACCGGCCATTGTGATGGCAAAGTCGGGCCGAGCCCCGTTCTGGAAGAAGCGCCCGCTGTACTCGTCTGCGGCGTAGGCGATCCCCGCCGGATTGCGCAGCGCATGGCGCAGCACGCTCTGGCTGCGCAGACCGTCGAAGCCAAGCCCGGTGATGTGCAGGATGTCCTCGGGGCGGACCGTCTGCACCTTGCCGTTGGCGTCGGTCAGGAAGTACTTGACCATGCCATCGACTTCGCGGACCTCGACCATCAGCGGGTGCCACGGCGTGAGCCCGCGCACGTCCGCGCTGAATTGCGACGCCCTGTCGATGCGCGCGAAGGCGTCGCCATACAGCAGCCGCGAGGTCAGCAGGTACTCCCACATTGTCGCCGCCGTCGTGCCCTGCTCCGCGGCCGACTGGGTGTGCTCGTTCAGCAGCCACCAGATCGGATGCCGGTCGACGCGCTCGCGATCGCCGTTGGCGGTGCGCCGGTAGATCAGCACCGGCAGGCTGGCGATCGCGCCCGCGATCAAGCCGACGCAGGCGTAGACCGCCGAGACCGCCATCGCGGTTTGCTCGGTCACGGCAACACCGGCGGACGACAGGCCGGCACGGACCCAGTCGCTCCAGTCCTGGCCGCCCCATGACGCGTCGGCGCGAACCAAGGGCAGCGACTGGCGCTGTGCCTTGGCGCCGCCGGCGGCCATCCACGATTGCAGGATAACCGAGCCTGGCTGGCGTACGCGGGATTCGTTGTACCAGGCCATCAGAGCACCAAAATTGTTTCCTCAGGGACCACTTCGATCATGCGGGAACTGGCGACACCAAGCGCCATCGCCAGCGCGACCAGGCCGTCGATGCGGCCCGTCGCCTTGCTCTTGTCCAACTTCCGATTCCCGGCCGGGTCGCGCGTTGCCACCGCGTTCGCTGCGTTCCAGGTCAGAATCGGCGTGCCGCCGTGCAGCAGCCGCCCGCTCGCCAGTTCCGCCTCGAGCACGTCGAGCGCCGGGCTCATGTCCTTAAAGCCCTGCCCAAACTCCGCAAGTGGCACGTCGATGCCGGCTTTCTCGAGCTCGGCCTTCAGCACGTCGATGCGCCAGCGGTCGTAGGCGATACAACGCAAATCGCACTCCCGCGCGATCTCGCCTAGCCGCTGCGCGACGTAGGCGTAGTCCACAGACGCGCCCGGCGTCGTTTCGAGATGCCCCTGCTGCGCCCACAGGTCGTACGGAACGCGATCACGACGCGCGCGATCGGCAAGGCCGACCTGCGGCGCCCAGAAGTGCGACCGAACGTGCCAGTAGCCATCGGCGTCCTTCGCGGCCAGCACCAGCGCGGTCAAGTCCTGCCGCGCCGACAGGTCGAGTCCGGCGTAAACCGGGTTTGCCTCGAACGCTTCCGGCGACGGGTCGCCGGCGCAGCCGTCCCACATTGCCCGCGAAACGAACGGGTTTGACGCGTTCACGCGCTGGTTGAGAATGAGATTCCGGTAACCCGCCTCCGCGCTCGGCATCCGTCGCGCCGTCTCCGCGGTCTGCCGCACCTCGGCCGGATTGAGGAAGTCGCCGTAGGCCGGATTCGCTGCCTTCCACGCCGCCTCACCGAACGGGTCGAGATCCTCGCCCGCGGTGAACAGGTGCAGCCGCGTCTGCGGGTCCGCGCCGGTCTTGGCGTCGTCGATCAGCAGCGACAGCAGGTCCGCATCGGTCGGAGCCTGCGTCGAGATCACGATCGACAGCGGCTCGGCTTGCGCGCCGGTCGCCGTTTCGAGCGCTTCATACAATTCGCTGCGCGGCCCGCGCACCTGGCCGAGCTCGTCGTGCACCACGAAGATCGGTGACAAACCGTAGGCGGTACTGGCGTCCGCCGACAGCGCCCGGTAGGTCGTCCCGATCTCGCGCACCAGCAGCTGCTTCGCGGTGTCGCGGATGGTCACGGCCGACGACAGCGCCGCGTCGAGCCTGATCATCTTCGCGCAGTAGCCGAACACCAGCGACGCCTGGTCGCGCGACTGCGCGGCCGAAAACAACTGCGAGTTCGCTTTTGCCTCCGGCCCGACCAGGTGTAGCAGCACCAGCATCGCGACCAGCGCGGTCTTCCCGTTCTTGCGGCCGAACGAGATGATCGCCCGCCGGGTTGCGGGCTGCCCGCGCTTGCGGTCGTAGATGCCGCAGATGATCTGTCGCTGCCACGGCCGCAGCACAACCGGCTGGCCAACGTGCATCCCCTCGGGAACCCGGCAGTGCTCCTCGATCCAGCGGCAGTTATCCTCGCCGCGGGTGAGCGTTTTTACACGCCGCTTCGTCGCTGCCACAGGTTCGCCACCGGCCGCGTGAGCGTCTCAGCCTTTCTCTCGCCGTACCGCGCGCTCGGGCACAGCCGCAGCTTCGTTGCCATCGACGCCATCGCCGCGCTGGCCTGCTTCACCACGCCGACCGCCGGGTGCGGCCGCTGCTCCCCGAAGCGATCCAGCGCGATGAACCCCTCCTTTTCGACCCGCTGCGAAGCGTCGCGATGCAGCGCGGACGCGCAGCAATACGCCTCGAGCAGCGGGTAATCCGCCGGGCGGAAGTAGTCCGCCGGCAGGGAGTGCACGATCCGCGTCCACTCGTGCCGCTGCGCTTCGGTGAGGTGTCCGGGCGCGTCCGGGCGCGCCATCGGGTCGACCACTACTGTTGCGAGAGCCGCCGCCGATTTCCGTGCCATCTCAGCCTGTGGATAAGTTGCGGTTTAGCTTTTTCGAGG